GGTAAGATTGCTAACGATGCAGTTAATGGTGATAAGATTGCTGACGATTCTATAAATTCAGAACACTATGTTGATGGATCAATAGACACAGGACATATTGCCGACCTACAAGTAACAACAGCTAAAATAGCAGCAGATTCTGTTACCAATGCAAAATTAGGAGTTGAATATACAGCAAGTGTAGCATTAAGTTCAGGAACTGCTGTTGCAGTAGATACTGCATTAGGAGATATATTTACAATGACAGCAGCTCATTCTCATACTTTTAACTTTACTAATGTTGTTGTAGGAGACGTTAAGACTTTAGAAATTACAGGATCAGGTGGTTCACTGACTAGTGCTTTTGGTACAAGCAACGGAGCATCTGCTACCTTTAATAAAATTGGTGGCACATATTCAGATGCTGCTGCAAAACAAATAATACAAATCAAGTGGACTGCGGTTAACAATGCTTGGTATCAAATTTCACAAATAGCATCATAATGAGAGCAAGAATAGAAAACGGAAAAATAGTTAAATACCCAAAACTTCCTGATACATTTCAAGGAAGCGATAAGCATTATTTAATGTTTGATAAAGAGCCTAGTAGTGTTCACGAAACATATGGGTTTTATGAAATAATAACACCAAGTTACGATAGTAAAACACAATACATATCTAACCTACACACCATAGATGATTACGAAGATGCAGATGGTAAAACCAAAACTGTATTTATATATGATGTAAAAACAAAAACATTTAGCGAAACATTAGCAGAGCTTAAAACAAAAAAGATACAAGAATTAAAAAGTGCAGCTTACAATAAATTAATTTCTACTGATTGGTATGTAACAAGAAAAGCAGAAAAAGGTACTGCAATACCTGACGCTATAGAAGAAGAAAGAGACAATATAAGAAGTTCAGTAGATACAAAAGAAAGCGAGATTAATGCACTTACTAAAAAAGTAGATGCATTTAACTACGATATAAGTTTGTAATTATGCCTATTAATGAAAAATTAATAATACAAGAAGCTGCCTCAACAGGTGATGCAAGTTCAGCAGAAGGTTTAGTATTACACTTAGATGCTAACGATGAAGATAGTATAGAAAGTGGTGGTGCTAATACAGGAGCTGGTAGTGGTACTTGGTTTGATATAGCTAATCACGATTTAGTTACACCTTTAGCAGATAAGGCAAGTAATTTACAATTTCATTTAAATTTTAGTGATACAAGTTCTTATGCAGGCACAGGAACAACATTTAACGATATAAGTGGAAACAGTGTTTCAATTACAACTGCAAACGTAGCAGCAAGTGATTTTAATTCAGATGTACGAGGATATTTTACAATTAATTCAAACACTTCTGGAGAAAGGTGGACTATACCTCACAGTAATGACACGCACCTTACGACTACGAATGGTTTTACTCATGAGTTTTGGGTTTATATTGAACAAAATGCAGGTGATGATGCTAACCAATTTTTTATGAAGGGCAACAGTGGTTCAGCATATGATACATATTTTTATTTCCACGAAACTGCAGGTTGGTATTTTCAAGTGGGTGGTATTAGCAGTCATTTTGTACATAATGCAGATAAATTAATGGACCAATTTGTTCACGTTGCATTTACTATGAGTTCAAATAGTAACCCTGTACAAAAACTATATCTTAATGGAACATTAGTAAAAACAGTTTCAGCATCTGGAACAGTAGATAATACTTCAAGTTATACAACAAAAATCGGCTCTGTTGTAGGTGATGTTTCAGACATAACAGGTAGAATATCAAATGTTAGATTATACAACACAGTATTAACAGCATCAGAAGTAGCACAAAACTTTAGACAGGGTAATTTTTTAAGTTATAGTTCTATTTATACTGCAGATTTAGATATGAATTTAGATGCTGCAAACTATACAAGTGGTACTTGGGATGATAGTGTAACAGGTAATAGTGCAAATGTTACTGATGCCCTTTTTGACAAAGAACTTGGCAACTTTTTTACTTTTGATGGTGCAACAAGTGCAGGAGATAGAATAGAATTTCCACACGATGCTACTTTAAATCAAGGTGCAGATATAAGTTGGGAAGTATGGGTTAAAAGAGATGATACAGGGATTGGTACTATTTTAAATAAAGGCACAGCAAGTAGTGGTACATTTCAATACTTTTTTTATTATAATTCAGCTTATGGGTATTTGTGGTATAGTTATGCGCAAGGTGGTGGTATATATAGTGGCAATGCAGCAACAACGGTAGGAGTATGGGAACACGTTGTATTTACAAATGATTCAAGTGGTAATGGCAAAATGTATGTAAATGGAGAACTAACAACAAGTTCAACTTTAGGTGCAAGAGGTGCACCAACAGCAAGTGTCACAAACACGAATGTTTTAAATATTGGTGGTTACGATGCGTTGAATGGCAACAACGGACACGATGGAGAAATAGGAGTTGTAAGATTTTATGATACTGCTTTGTCATCAGTCCAAGTAACACAAAACTATTTAGCTACAAAAAATGATTATCCTAATGGTATAAATGGAGATATACAAGGACCAACATTTCAAGGTAGCTCTACTCCTTATCATTTTGACTTTAATGGAACAGATAATTATGTAGATGTTCCTTATACAACTTTAGGAGATCGAGATTTCACTATAACTATGTATCTTAAATTTGATGATTTATCAACACAAAGATATATTTGGACTAAATATTTAGGTAATCCAAGTGGACAATATGGTACACTTGTACAAAGTCAAGCATCAAGGAATGATATATTGTGGCAAATGTATGATACAGGTAATGGTACTCCAATAAGTATATATTCATCAACAAGTTTATCGACAGGTACTTATTATCATTTATCATTTGTATATGTAAAAGAAACTTCTGCTACGATATATTTAAATGGTTCAGCCGATGGCACAACTTCTTATATTACTTCAAATCCTTTTGCACAAAATTCAGCACAAATAAGATTTGGAAGGTATCAAAGTACTAACGTTTCACTCGATGGAGAAATGGGACAAATAAAAATATTTGACAAAGCATTATCAGCATCAGAAGTATTGGCTGAATTTAATGCGACCAAAACAATTTACGGATTATAATGATAACAGATATAAGGACATATGGACTTTCAGTATTTGCATTAGTATTTAGTTCTATGCCAAAAATAAATATCTACTTACAGACAGCGGTTCTTATATTAACAATGATTTTAGTAATAATACAGATATACCAAAAAACAAAATGAATTTACCTAAAAACGGAACATTTAGATTTTTATTGCATTTTTCAGGTGCTTTACTTGTATTCTTTCTTATAGTAGGCATACTTGTATACTTAACAGAATATACAATACCTGAAGAAAATGCTAGTATTGTAAACACATTAATAGGTATGATAGCTGCCAGTGTAGCTATGATTATATCAACCATTACAGGTAGAAATCCTGATGAATTAGAAAGTGCAAAGAAAAAGATAGGTGTTTTAGAAGCTAGGGTAGATATGTTGGTATCTCAGAAAGACAGCTTAGAACATATGATAATAAAAATGCAAGAAGATTCTATAGATAAATTATCTCTTATGAGTTCTTTCTATATAGATGACTTGCGTAAAAACGTAAAGAAATGAAAAAGATAAAAGATTATGTAATATCTAATTGGAATAAATTAGACTTAAAAACAAAGATGATAACAGTAATGTTTATAGCAACGTTATTGTATATCATAACTTACTTATAAAAATGATTAAACTTAAATATTTTGAATTATCTGAATTTAACAGTCCTGACCAAGAAAATAGTGGTCTTAACATGGATCATACTTTTTTACGGATGCTGGACAGAGCAAGAGACATCGCAAGTATATCCTTTAAAATTAACTCAGGATATAGAAGCGAGGCTCACAATCTTAAGGTGGGAGGAGTGCCTAAGTCTAGCTGGAGTAGAGGAAGTTCACACTTGTATGGATTCGCTGCAGACATTGCCTGTAAAAATTCAAATAATAGAGAGATTATTGTTAGAAGCCTTATTACGGCAGGATTCACTAGACTTGGAATTGCAAATTCCTTCATTCACGTTGACAACGACCCAAACAAAGTGGATGCTCTCTGGCTGTACTAGCACCGTAGGAAGCACATTGACTAATGAAAAAGAAATTTAAAGATACAAAGGTTGGTAAATTCTTACTCGAGAAAATCCCAAATGTCGTTACCAGTCTCGCTGCTGACAGCCCTGCTGGTAATATTGTTCGTACTCTCATTGGTGGGTCAGAAATGTCTGAAGGTGATAAGCAAGTCGCACTTAAAAAGCTAGAACAAGAGATACATGAATTTGATGGCATAACAAAAAGATGGGTAGCTGATTCTGCTAGTAGTAGTTGGTTAGCTAAAAACGTCAGACCACTTACACTTGTATTTTTAACTGTAGCATTTGTTATAGGTTGGTATCTACAATTAGATGAACTATCAATTATAAAAGAATTACTTACTATTGTGTTTTTAGGTTACTTTGGATCTAGAGGTGCAGAAAAGATAATTGGTAACAAACATCATCAATAATGGCACGACAAGCTGCATTTGTATATAGAAAGAAAAATAAAGTCAAAAGACCAAATGTACACGCAAAGAGTAAATCTAGTGGATTAAAGTCTAGTAAAATATATAAGAAGAAATATAGGGGTCAAGGAAAGCGATAACAAAGGAATTATTATTGTTATTAACAATACATTGCCACATAGTACTTCATTATATATCTTTGTTGTGGATTTATCTCCTTTTGTTTTTACGTTTTTCCTATGAGAGCTTTTAATTAAGCTCTCTTTTTTTATACATTTTGTCATTTGGAATTTTTTTATATATTTGTATTATGACAGTATATGAAAAACTGGTAGACATTCAGGGGAGACTGAAAGCACCTAAAAATCAAAGGAACAACTTTGGTAGATACAACTACCGTAGTTGTGAAGATATATTGGAGGCAGTAAAACCACTGCTTACAAAACATAAATTGGTTTTGACTATCACAGATGAAATTATAAATCTAGATAACGTTAATCATGTTTATGTAAATTCCACTGCAAGAGTAACAGATGGCAAATCAGAGATTTGGGTTTCTGCACAAGCTGGTATAGATTTCAATAGAAAAGGAATGGATGTATCACAATCTTTTGGCAGTAGTTCTAGTTATGCTAGAAAGTATGCACTTAATGGTTTATTCTTAATTGATGATACCAAAGATGCTGATGCTACAAATACACACGATAAAACTATGCCTAAGACTATATCGGCTTTACCTGAGTTAAAAGTAGGAACTGAAGCTTATAAAAAAGTAGAGCATTGGATGAAAAAAGGATATACAATGGAAGATGTAAAAACGAAATTTAATGTAAATCCAACAGTAGAGAAACAATTACTAACTTAATAAATTTAATATGGACAACAATGAAAGAAAGTTTGTCGGAGGTGGCAAACAAAATGGTGATTACTATATAAATATATCACTAACAAAAAGTAAAATAAAAGATCACTTTTTTGAATATAATGGTGAGGAATACATTCGTCTTACTATAGGTAAGAGGAAAGAGGTAGACCAATATGGTAAAACACATGCTGTATGGATTAACGATTATGATCCAAATAAAGCGAAAGAAGATAAAAAACCTGTAAGTGCAGGAGATCATTTACCATTTTAACAATAACGCAAAAGGGGTAAGATTATATCTTGCCCTATATGCACTTTAAATTAATATAAATAAAAACAATAAGATATGAATTCAATGAATAAAACTAAGGAGTATAAATTATTTAAATTTTATAACAATAATAGAAATATAAACAAAAGACACGTTAAGTATTTAAAAAACTCGATTGCAGAGCATGGACAATTTGCATCTATATGTGTTAGAAAAGTAGGAAAACACTATTTTATATCTGATGGACAACACAGATTTATGGCTTGTGTAGAATTAGATGTGCCTGTTAAATATATAGTAGATGATATTTACACACAAGATAGTGTGCTACACATGAATACAAAACAGAATAATTGGGCAACCGCAGATTATGTACATAGATATGCTATGGAAGGAGACGAAACTTATGTATATCTAGAACAAATGTATGCTTTTTATAATTTTTCTTGTAGTAAAATAAACGATGCTTTTAGTGCTAACACATCTAAGCCTTCAACATCTATTAAAAACAGAATATATAAGATTGATAAAAAAAGAGGTACAAAAGTTTTAGATTTAGCTACTGCTTTATTTAAAGAAACAAAAGACAGTATATTTTTAGAAAGTAAAATGATTAGAGTTATAAGAGATGTCATTAGAAATAATCCTAAACGTTTTAATGATAAATTATGTTTAGAGAGAATACCTAAAAAGAAAATACGTATCTATAACAAAGAAACTGATACTTACAGAGAATTTGTAGATGCGTATAATTATCGTACTCAAAAAAATAAAATATACTAACATGACTAAAACTAAATTTGTAAATGTACAACTAAATCTAGATGACTCCTTATCGTTTAAGGAGTCGTCTGTTTTATCTTACCTATGTTCACTTGATAGAAAAGAATATTGTTTTGTGTCAAATAATCATATGTCAGATACGTTAAATATTAACCAAAGAACTCTATACAGAATATTAAATACATTAGAGGAAAAGGAGCTAATTAAAAGGGTAACTAGAAGTTCAGGATTCTATGGAAAGAATAGAAAGATTTACGTTACTCCAACTGTCAAAACGACATATCATAACAATATTATACATAAAGATAAATAAATAATATAATTATATATATAATATATATATATGCAATCATTTTTAGATTTAGGTATAAGTGTAAATCACAATAAGGATCAACAAAAGTTAAGATGTCCTAATTGTATGAGGTTAGGTAAACAAAATTATAAGGATACTTGTTTATCTGTAAATTCAATACAAGGACTTTTTTATTGCCATAAATGTGGCTGGAAAGGAAAAATAAAAGATAATATAGAAATAATGCCAATAACAAAAACATACAAGAAACCATCTAAATCCAATATGATATCCCTTACAGATAAGGGTAAAGCATTTTTAACGGATAGAGGTATTACAGAAGAGGTTATAAAAAATAATAAGATAGTTTCTACTAGAAACGATAAAAGTATTTTATTCCCATACTTTAGAGATGGGCAAATAACAAACTACAAAACTAGAGGTATAGATGGTAAAAGCTACACACAATCTAAAGATGCTGAATCTATTATCTATAACTATGATAATTGTGTAGATCAAAAAACAATAGTTATATGTGAAGGTGAAATGGATTCTTTGTCTTGGGAAGTTGCAGGTATTGAATCTCATACGTCTGTAAACATGGGTGCACCTAATACACAAGATAGTAACATAGACAAAAAGCTAGAGTGCCTAACTAATTGTTATGATGTATTTAAAAAGGCAGAAGTAATATTTATTGCTACCGATGAAGATGAAAATGGTAGAAACCTGCAAAGAGAACTGATTCGTAGGTTTGAATCAGATAAATGCTTTTTAGTCGATTTAAAGCCATATAAAGATGCAAATGAAGTCTTAGTGCATGAAGGAGTAGAAAGTCTAAGAAATCGTCTTAAAACAGCTTCTAGACCTAAAATAGAGGGTATATTTTCTGTAGCAGATGTAGGTGAGTCTATGATAGATGGATTTCATAATGGGCAAGAAAGAGGTTCTACTACTTATGTAAGAGAGATAGATAATGCTTGGACTTGGAGAATAGGTGAGGTAAATATATGGACTGGTTATCAAAACGAAGGTAAAAGTTTATTTCTTAATCAGTTGGCGACATTAAAAGCATATCATGATGGTTGGAAGTTTGGTGTATTTTCACCTGAGAATATGCCAATGAATGATTTATTTAATGATATTATAGAGATGTATGTTGGTCAAACATCCGATCCTTTTTATAAGAAAAATCAAATGTCTATAAAAGAATATAAAGAGGCTATGGAATTTGTGAAGAAACACTTCTTTGTAATTTATCCAAGAGCAGATTTTCAATTACAATCTATATTTGAAAGAGCTAAGTTCTTAGTTAAGACTCAAGGTATACGTAGTTTAATTATAGATCCCTATAATACAGTTCAACACCGAATGAAATCAGGAGAAAGAGAAGATTTATATATATCTAGATTTATGTCTGAGTTAAAAAGGTTTGCACTTAAATATAAAGTATCGGTTCATTTAGTGGCACATCAAGTAACTCCAACTAAAGAAGATAATGGTAAATATGTAAAGCCTGATAGTAATAGAATCAAGGGTGGCGGTACGTTTGCAGACAAAGCAGACAACGTACTTTTTGTATGGAGACCTGAGAGAGCTTTGGATTATTCATCAAAGAAAGCTATCTTTGGTTCACAGAAGATCAAGAAACAGAAGTTGGTAGGAATTCCACAGGAAATAAAAGATATAGAATTTGATATTAAAAGCCAACGATTTTACTTTGGTGGAACGACACCATTTACAAAGATTGATGAACTTAGAAAAGGACATAAAGGTACTTCTGCCAATTAGAATAACAATAGGTAAAAGAAGACTTAGAAGATTTTATCTGAATCTAAACCAATATAGAAATTGGAATACCTTTGTTTCTAACGACATTAAGAAAGCATTTCAAGAGAAGGTGAGTAAAAGATTACATTTTAAATTTAATAGCGAAGTAGAAGTAGATTATACTTACTATGCACCTGATAGCAGAGTAAGAGATTTGATGAACGTAATATCAGTCGTAGATAAATTCTTTCAGGATACAATGACATCTAGTGGATGTATTGTCAGTGATGATACAAAAACTGTAAAAAAGATTACTTGTAAATACGGAGGAATAGATAGAGAAAACCCTAGAATAGAGGCTGTTATAAAACAGTATAACGAAGACTGAAAATTATGTATGTACAATTTTTTCCTATATATGGTTTATGCGTAGGCATCAATTATTGGGATACAGATATGAACGCTGAAGACGATCCACATCCGAAAGAACTTAGTAAAGAGTACATGATACAATTCTTTATAGGAATTGTAGGTGTATCTTTTCATTGGTGGTGGGGAGACTAATAGATAAACTGGCAGAAAAACATAAAGACTGGATACATATGGCAAAATCGTTTGGATGTGATGATGATGCTGCAAATGAATTGGTACAAGGTATGTACATAAGGTTAACCAAATATGTCGATAACGTAGAGAAGATAATGTATGATAAGCAGAATGTAAATACGTACTATGTATATGTAACACTACGTAATTTATTTCTATCAGGATATCATAAATTAAAAAAAGACTTATCTATAGACAATTTAAATTTAGGTGCTGATGAAACATATAAACAGGATTACGAAAATGCATTTAACAAATTAATTAGTAAAATAGAAAATATAGTAGGAAAATGGTATTGGTATGATAAAAAACTATGGGAGATACATTTTAAAGAGCAAATGTCTATGAGGACAATAGCATCTGCTACAAAAATAAGTTTAAGTTCAATATTTAATACATTAAAAAATGGCAAAGAAAAAATTAGATCAGAAGTTAGAGAAGAGTGGTACGAGTACCTTAAAAGCAAAAAAAACCAGTAAAGGTTTTGGTGATACTGTAGAAAAAGTATTTAAGGCTACTGGTATAGATAAAGTGGCTAAGTGGATACTAGGTGAAGACTGTGGATGTGAGGAAAGGAAAGAGAAGTTAAATAAAATGTTTCCTTATGTCAAACCACAATGTTTAACAGAAGATGAATATACCTATCTAGATAAACATTTTAAGGCACATAAATCACAAATAACAATAGATGAACAAGTTGCATTAATAAATATTTATGGTAGAGTATTTCCTAAAGCACCTAAAGTAGAACCTACTAGCTGTTCACCATGTTTTGTAAACAACGTGCTTAGAAAGCTTGAAGATATATATATAGAATATAATAGATAATATGGATACAATTTTAGATGAAATGACAGGATTGTCATACGTACAAAATGATACCAGTATAGTTACTTCTAAAGAAGATAGAAAGTCTATGCCAGTTTACAGTGGTGTATTAAAATACTTTCCTGATGCTATTAGAGAAATATCTAAATGTAGTTATGTGGGTAACAATCAACATAACCCTGATAAAGAATTACATTGGGATAGGTCTAAGTCAGGAGATGAATTAGATGCATTAACTAGGCATTTACTTCAAGCAGGTACATTTGATGATGATGGTATACGTCATTCAACAAAGGTGGCTTGGAGAGCTTTAGCTAATCTACAAAAGGAATTAGAAGAAACTAAAAAATAAGTTATGCCACTTAGAATGAAACCTAAAAAGTACGAAGAGAAACAAGACTTCAATAGAAGATGTATGAACAATGCTAAGATGATATCTGAATTTAATGATAGAGATCAGAGGTTTGCCGTATGTCAATCTATATGGAAAGGTACGTTTGATCCAAGTAAATAGTAATTTAAGATATAATAAGCTTGTAAACGTCCACAAGTTTTGGGTACCAATGTATAATTTAGGGGCAAGAAGGGAACCGTTAATTGGTGCTGTAAATCTTTTATCCTTCTAATATAAAATTTAATGAAAAAAGTTATGCCCTTCCTTCCCCTATGGGTAGACTGGATAGACATTTTGCCAGTGAAAAAAGATAATATATATATAGAAATTAAGTAATAAAAAGTATGCCTAGTGTACCCAAATACTTTTATATAAAATATTTTTCATAGATTTGTGTCATAAGCAAAAATATGAAAGCACTTAAGATATTACTTAGAGTACCACATTTAATTATAGCTTTTATATTATTGGTTGTATTTTGTATAGTAAAAGTATTGCTATATGTAATTTACTATTTACTAGAATATCCCTTAAATAAAATACTAAAAGGGATAGAATCAATATTGAAATATATAATCTTAAAACTATAATATGGGAGAAATAAAAAAACTATTAGAAGAAGAAGAAATACTTGGTGAAGAAGCTAGAGTAAGAATTCAATGGGAAGAAGAAGAACATTTATATGAATCACAAAAAGAAAAGAAATGAGAAACGTAATTACAAATCATATCTTTGAACACTACAGAAAGAAAAAAAAGAAAATAGAAAAAGCTACTACCTTCTTAAGAAAAAACAATTATGTAGTTTACGAAAAGAATAATAGAAAAATTTACTTAAATCAGAAAAAATAGATGATAGTTACTTTAGATGGAGAACTTTGGAGAGAGGAAGAATTGGAAACCAATATGTATGATGATGAGTTTTACTATGGTTATATGGGGAAGAATTCTCTCTCTTCTTCATCTATAAAAGTATTATCTAATAAACCAAATAACTATTACAGGTATGTCAATTCAACAGGTGGTAGTGATACTAAATTCGATTTTGGTAGTTTGTTTCACTGGTATTTATTAGAGCCTGATGTATTTGAAGATAAGGTGTTTGTAGATGTATCTAGAAGATCAGGTAAAGTTTGGCAAGAAGCAGAAGAAAAACATGGCAAAGTATATTTAATGTCAGATCGTTATAAGGTGCAACAAATAGCGGAGCAGTTTTTAACTTGTCCAAAAGTAGAACATATTTTAGAACATAGTGAAAAAGAAGTACCAACAGTTGGTATGATAAATGGTTATTGTTTTAGAGCTAAAGCTGATATTCTTGGTGATGGTTATATAGTAGACTTGAAAACCTGTAGGAATTTAAAAGGGTTTAAATGGGATGCTAGAGATTACGGATATGCAGCTCAAGTATATATCTATACAGAATTGTTCAACATAGATTATACAAACTGGACATTTATAGCAGTAGATAGAAATACTGGTGATTTTGGTTTCTACACTATAAGTGAAGATTTTTATTTAAGTGGCAAACAAATTGTAATGAATGGCATAGAAAACTATAAGTTAATTGAGAAAGGTCAAACAGAATTTGAACCCACATATATAGAAGAAGTATTATGATAGAATCTTTAACAGTAAGTCGAAAAGAATGTTACGATGATATAATTATGTCATTGATACAAGGTTTACTTGTGAAAGATGATATCAATGTAATAATACAACACTATGAAGATTTAGAACAATATGAATGTTGTCAAGGTATACTTGATGCATATAATGATTATAGAAAAACAAGGAAATGAATTATAGAAAACTTTATGAAAGTTATTCAGGTAAACCTATACCTAAAGATTATGATGTACACCATATAGATGCAAATAGAGAAAATAATGAAGAAAATAATTTAATAGCATTACCAAAAGATTTTCATTCTGCATTACACAATTATGTGGGTTTATTGCCAAAAGAATCAATAGTGAAACTTTTAAATATGTATAACAACAAAAATAAAAATTTATCACAATCTGCAATTGGTTATTGGATTAATAATAATTTAGATAATGTTGGTGTAGATTATATTACTAAGAAAAAATGCAAAACATATTTACAAAACTTAAAATTGAGTAAATACAATTACTACCACAAAGAAAATGATTTAGAAAATTACTACTATTAAAATGAAACATAGAATAATTAGAAATAAAGTAGAAGAAGAATTAAATATAGATTTAGAAAACATATGTAGAAGAAGAGAATATGTTTATGCTAGAGCTTTGTATTTTGGTTTGTGTAAAGAACTAACAAAAGATAGTTTAGATTTTATTGGTAGTACACTAGATAAAAACCACGCAACAGTTTTACACAACATAAATAATATATTTAATAATTTTATGATATATGGTGAAAAGAAATATTTAAAAGCATACCATAAAATAAAAAGTGAATGTTCACAAATGAAAGATAATACTTGGTGGACAAACAAAAAGTATTACGTTGAAGATCTGATAAGAGAAAACGTAAGAATGAAAAGGGAATTAGAAAAACAAAATTAATATGGGAACAATGTTTTATTTAGTAGGTGCTATACTTATAGCATTTATTTATATTATTGAGGTATGTCAGAAATAAAAAAACAAGATGGTAGAAAAAACAATGGTGCTGTAAAAGGTGTCAGCAGAGGACAAGGTAGACCTAGAAAGATTATCACAGATAATATGACTGGTCTGATTGACTTTGCCATTAGAAAGAACTTTGGTAGTGCAGAGAAAATGTGGATGCATATTGCCAAAGAAGCTAAAGCTGGTAATCCTAAGATGTGGGATTATCTTATGAATTATAGATATGGTAAACCAAAAGAAATGCAACAGATAGATGTTAATACAAAAGTTAATATTCCTGTTATAGATTTTGCTAGACCTAAAACAATAGATGTAACACCTGAAAATGAAAGAATCGATTCTAATACAAATGAAAAAAAAGATTGAGGACTTAGAGAAAAAAGTTCACCTTCTTTATCACTTACCAATAATTAAAAAAGACATCAACAATCTTATAAAAGAGAATGCAAAAGCTGAATCTAAACCCAAAGTATCAAAGTCTGTTTCAGACAAAGGATAGATACGTAGTAATTACTGGTGGTAGAGGATCAGGTAAATCATTCGCAGTAACGGTATTTTTAGCTCTTCTAACGTACGAAAAAGATAACAGGATACTATTTACTAGGTACACCATGACTTCGGCTTCTATGTCGATTATTCCTGAGTTTGTAGAAAAGCTTAATTTAATGGGAGTAATAGAAAACTTTGAGGTAACCAAGTATGAAATAAAAAATAAGGTTACTGGTTCTTCTATATATTTTAGTGGCATAAAAACTGCAAGTGGAGATCAGACCGCTAAACTTAAATCTATAAGTGGAGTAAATACTTTTGTACTTGATGAAGCAGAAGAGCTTATGGAAGAAGATAACTTTGATAAGATAGATTATAGTATTAGATCTAAAGTATCTGCAAATAGGGTTTTACTTATACTAAACCCAACTACAAAAGAACATTGGGTGTATCAGAGGTTCTTTCAGAACAGAGGTATTGCTGATGGATTCAATGGATCTAAAAGTGGTGTAAGTTACATTCATACTACTTACTTAGATAACGAAGAACATTTATCAGAGTCTTTTGTGAATCAAGTAAAAGAAATGAA